GAGATTCCTTCTATCGTGCTGGTGCGTAACCAGGGAACGGAACTATAAGCCTTGACAGACTTTTCAGTGATAATCGCTCACAGGGGAAACCCGATGGGCGCATGGATGACCATTGAATCGTGTGAGTTAAACTTCGTTAATTCTGGACTCACTAGGGAGTATATAGTGGTGTCCAACGGTAACAAGGAAACCGCCGACACGCACAATCACATGCGCTCATTCAAAGAGGCTGGGTTAATAGCTCACTATAGTCACCGTGATGAGCCGATGTCGCCACCGAATGCTAGGCAGTACGGATCGCAGTTTGCAACCGGAAAATATCTAGCGTTCTTTGATAACCATTGCTTGCTGCTACCTGACTTCTTTAAGCGAGCTAATTTAGATTTTGACAAGTATGGAATGGACGCGCTGCATGGTTCTTGTCATTACGACTTGCACCGTGGGCCTGTTTATCATTATAGATTGGTTTTACAGAAGGGGTTCTGGGGTGAAGAGTCTCCGATAGCGGAGCGTGGTGGATTGTTGTCGTATCCTATCGCTATGGCTGGGCATGGGGCTTTCATCGTTACTTCCGACTGCTTTAAGGAAGTTGGTGGTTACTGGGATGGCTTTGAGGGCTATGCTGGTGAAGAACCTTACTTCGATCTAAAGCTCGCACTGCTAGACAAGAAGAATTATTTGGACCCTAGAATGGGTCACATTCACTATATTGGTGAGCGTGGGTATAGTCGCCACTTCTCTCAAGACTACGCTCGAAACATGATGATGGCCGCTAACATAATCGGCGGCGAGAAGTGGATGTACAAGACCTTTAATTACTTGGTCAAGTCTACCAAGAACGGTTTTAACGAGTCACGGATGTATGAAGTAATGATGGAAGCCGACAAGCGTAGTGAGAGCCATGCTGCATGGTTGCGCTCGGTGCGTAAGCGTACATTAGAAGAACAGTTGCTTCTATTCGAGACGCTTCAAATCGCACACTAGGGATTCGATGCCTCAATCAAGTGTTACAGTAGCTCAGGAGATAAGCGAGTTTGGCGGTGACAGCGCAGAACTAAAGCGCCTTCGCTCAACACATGCCGTGTATAACGTGTACTCGCCACACTGGGATTTGTGCTTGGCTGCGTATGAAGGTGGTCCTGACTTTGCCAACGAAGCACACATCTTCCGACACTTCAGAGAGAATGAAGATGATTTTAGGGATCGTTCAAAGCGGCTGCACTACATAAATTACTGCGACCAGCTTGTAGATTTCTATACGAACTTTATCTTTTCTGAAACCATTGATCGTAACGGTGGTTCAAACCAAGACTGGTATGACAAGTTTGTGCAGGACGTAGATTGTTGTGGTACGAGCCTTGATTCCTACATGCGCCGTATCAGCGACGAAGTGCAGGTGTTTGGAATTGTTTATACGCTTGTAGATGCACCGCCTCTACCGCCAGGGACTAACTCCCTTACTAAACAGCAAGAGATGGATGCTCAACTGCGTCCTTATTGGGTCTACATCCGGCCTGCCGAAGTGATGGATTGGATTACAGACGACTTCGATAAGTTTACATATGTGAAGCGCCGCCAGATTATTAATCGTGTGGGCGCTGGTGGGGAGATAAGAACCTACGAGAAGTATACAGAGTTCTTCCCAGATAAGATTGTTACCACGGATGTTGATATTACCGATAGCACGCATCCGTTGGTACAGACCCCGGTAGCACTTCCGAACGCATTAGGAGCCATCCCTATTTACGTTCATCGCTACAAGCGCAGCAAGCGATACCCGTTTATGGGTAACAGCTTCCTTCGTGATTTCGCGTATAACAACCGCGAGATTATGAACATGACTAGCTTGTTGCAGGAGTTCCTATACCGACAGTGCTTTAACCTGCTGGTGAAGGAAGTCCAATCAGGGGTGCCGATTACATCGCAACAGGACGGTGTTCTTGGTACTTCTAATGTGATGGAAGTTCCTAGAGGCGCGGTGATGCCGGAGTATCTGTCGCCGCCATCCGATCCTGCTAAGTTCATTCAAGCTGAACGGCAGAGCATCAAGGAAGAGATGTTTAACCGGGCCGCTCAGGACTCCATGAACCAGTTGTTTAACGGTCAGGGAGCCAGCGGTTTCAGTAAGGCGCAGTCGTTTTCTAAGACTGTTCCGTTCATCGCGGTACGTGCTGATGAACTAGAAAAATCCGAGAACTGGCTGATGGAAGCTACACTTCAGCGTCTCGGTAAGGACTGGGATGGTCGGGTTAAGTATAAAGACCATTACGATGTAACTAACCTTACCGACGCAATGACCCAGTTCATTATGATTACCCGTGACATGGGTATGCCTTCGCCCACCTTTGATAAGGTGCAGCTAAAGCGATTCGTTAAAGAGTTTGACGGTAAGATACAACCAGACGTACTTAAGAAGATCGAAGACGAAATTGAGGCGATGGATTACGACGCATGGAAGACCATTCAGCAACAAGCACTTATTGGTCAACCAAAGTCACCCGCCGATCAACAGAAGCCCAAGAGCACCGGAACGATGTCGGAAATAGAAAAAGAAGCCAATAATCAAGGCACCGGCGCTACCAAAAAGCTTAATAACTAAAGCCTTTGTCCGCTTGGAGCATTACGGACAGGGGGTGCTCTAGGCGTGGCTTGGGAAGCCCCAAACGATCCTAGCCCCCCTCTAGTATCTAGGAGTGTGTTCTGTGGATTCTAGTTTTCAGAATCGTAAGGTTAAGTTGCATTCGTTGCAACCCGACGATCCTGCGTATAAAGCCGACTTGCGCTGTCATACTCGGTTTGCACCGGGCGAACGAATAGGCATTCTTACAAGACCGACGCTGAGGATTCACCAACAGCATCGGGAGTTTGCTACCGCTATGTCAATCTATCAGAAATTCGGGTTTCAACGAAGTACACGGAGAAGTCGTTAATGGCATACATGGAAAAAGAAAGTCTTAATATCGGGAAGCAAGTTAAGGTTGGTCCCAATACGCAAGGAACCGGAAAGGTTGGCGTTCCTTCGGGATTGGCACTCAGTTCTAGGGATAAAGAGTATAGCGCAGTAGAGAATCCCACTGGTACTAAGCCGGTTACGAGCAAGGGACGGCGCGGTCCTGCCGATCTGAAGAAAGGCGCGAAGGCTAAGAATTACAACAGGTTTGAGTAATACAAGACTGACTAGCAATCTAGCCCACTGCTAGCTGACAAATTTAGGGCGCAGAATCGAGATATAAAAAATGGCTGTCGATGCTAATGGTAATCCGATTGTTGAGAAAGTAGAGTTTTCCGAAGCACAGCAAGCTAAGGTTAATGAGTTGATTCAGGAAGCGATGGGCCGCGCTGGGCGTAGCCATCAAGAGAAAGCTACTGCATTAGAAGCTAATGTAACCACTCTTAAGTCTGAGTTGGATCAAGCAAAAGCGGCTCTTGCAGCGGCGACTACCACCAAGGAAAAGAACGACGCAAAGGGTGATGTTACGGCGTTGCAGGCTCAGATTGATGAGATGCGGCGAGCGCAGCAAAGCAATGCCGACGAAGTTAAGAAGTTTCAGGGCATTGCACAGCAAAAAGATGCTGAAGCTACGGAAGCCCGTAAAGAGGCGTTGGAAGTTCGTAAGCAAGTGGCTATCACACAGGCAGCGTCCAAGATCAACTTCGTGGATAGTGCTGTCGTTACAAAGTTAACCCATGACAGTGTTAAGTGGGACACGGACAAGAATCGTTTCATTGTTATCGGTCCTACAGGTCAAACTCGTTTGAATGCTTCTTTTGACCCAATGACGTTGGAAGAGTTCTATAACGAGTTTGCAACGCAGAATCCTTATCTTGTTCGTGGAGATTTCAAAGGTGGCGCTGGTTCTAGTTCCCGTAATGATCTTAGTAGCAACGGCAAGCTGGAACTGAAACAGGTTTTCGGAAAAGGCTCTAATTCTAAAGTAGCATCGCAGTTAATGAAAGACAACCCTAACGAGTACAGGCGTATGAAGAAAGAAGCGCAGGCCGCTGGGTTGATTGGCTAGACAAGTGTTACGATTTTATTCTTGGTAGTGTAGTTTATTGGAGAATTTATAGCACATGGCTATTACACAGATTGGCGACATTATTAATCCAGAGGTACTTGCGGATCAGATTGCCGCTAAGTTCCCTGATATGTTGGTGCTTGGTAATACGGAATTGGTTGAAGTAGATACTACCTTCCCGCTGGGCGCTCCTGGTACTCAGTTTAAGATTCCGTCTTGGAAGAGAATCGGTGCATTTGCGGACCTGACTGAAGGCACTGCAATGACGCCGGGTAAAATCCAGACCTTCGCTGAGTTCTCGATTGTGCAGCGTGGTGGTGTGGCTTTGGAAGTTGAGGATACGGCTGCATTGGTTTCTAAGTCCGATCCTGTTGGTGAAATTTCTGACCAGCTTGCGCGGCGTGCGGCTGAGTATATTGATGCGAAGTTGGTTGCCCGTGTCAATACTACTCCCAACACGTATGCTCAGTGGTCTTTGCAGGTTCCCCCTATCAAGGGCACCCCGGATACGTCAGGTACGTTGAATCAGAACGCCTTGATTGCCGCTCTTGTTACCACCATCGGTGATAACTACGGCAAGCTGGTGTCTGGTGGTGCGATCATCTGCCACTCCAAGGTCTATGGTGACTTGGTGCAGACTGGGGCTATCCAGAACCAATATCAGTCTGGTTTGGATGTGATTCGCACTGGGGTCATCCCGACTCTTATGGGCCTGCCGATCTTCATTTCTGACTTGGTGACTACGAGTACCATTTCAGCGGCTACGGCTTATAACACGTTCGTTGTTGGGCGTGGTTCGTTGGGTCTGTTCTATCAGCGCCAGGTGATGGTTGAGTTCGACCGTGACATTCTGTTGCTGGCCGACATCATTTCGTCCAACGTCCACTTCGCGGCCCATCTGTTCGGGTACGATGAAGTCGGCGCGGCGGTGGTTGCGGAGCAGAACAAATCAATCCACGTGGTGAGCATTACCTCTCGGTAACGGGAGAATCGCTGGGGGCAAGTCTAAGTTTGTGGCTTGCCCCGGAGAGAGTTTCTACATATGGGAGTTGCAACACTTCGTCGTCACCGTGAGGCTATTGCTAAAGCAGCCGCAGAGCCAACAGAGAAACAAGTCATTATCGTACCTGATGGTACGTTTAGTCCTAGAAAAGAGAGTTCTGGGTTTCGTACAGATCATTTAGCGGCAGAGCAATTGGCAGCGTCTAAAAAGGCTGCTGAAGATTCCATGGACGAGTAGGTTAAATGAATGGCTACAGTAACATTCGACACTACGATAAGCGGACAGTACGCGAATAGTTATGTAGACCTTAACTATGCTACGGACTACTTCGAGAATCATTTTGATTCTACCAAGGCCGCTGGCTGGGACGCCTTAAGCCCTATACAACAGCAACGGCTGCTGATTATGGGTTGTTCGATTATAGAAACCGCTAGGTTCACCAACTATATTCGTCCATCCGACTACGCCTTTTTCTACGACTACATAACAGGCATGGTTCGACAATTGGCCGAGCGTATGGAACCTGTTAGGTTTATGAATACGCAGGCCCTTCAGTTTCCACGAAACATCGACATTGATACTACAACCGGGCTTACGTTTGTTCCAGACCGTATTCTGGAAGCCCAGTGTGAACAGGCATATTATATGCTTTCATATGATGGGCAGGCTGTAGCGAATCGCTTGCAAGGTGTTATCAGCGATACCATTTCTATCGGTCGCAGCCAGATTCATGCAGCACAGGTTTACCTATCAGAAGGTAGCGCATTCTCGCCGTTAGCTTTGGAACTGTGCCGTCCCTTCTTTCTGAAGGGTGGTCAAAGAATGCGGAGAGCGTAATGTCGCGTGCTACTGCACTTATAAAACGAATAGACCAGATTATGAATCAGTTTGGTCCACCTGGGTCAACTGTGTATAAACGCGTCATTACACGGACTGGTGGGGATTCTTTAACTGGACGGCCAGCGACGATAACTAACACTGACACGCTTCTAGCGCCACAGCCTGTATATGCACGCGGTATGAGGCGTCAGGTAGGCGGCGCTGATGCTCAGGACGTGGACAACAGTTCCGGTGTGCGTATAGCCCAACGGTATGAGCTAACCGTCTCTGTTAATGCCATGTCCATGACGGACCTAGAAAACCCGGATGTACTGATTCTTCTTAAGGATGATTTAGGAAACCAAGACCTATACCGGATTGATGACTTCGAGCCAATTGCGATGCAAGGCACCAACATCTCATGGCTAGTTTATATCACAAATATAACTCGGTAGGAGAGTGCCATGAGGAAAACACGCGACACGTTCCTACATTTCTTATCGGATAATCTTACTGGGGTTCCTCTGCACACTGTGCGTGCAGATTCTAGTAATCCTAGTATGGCTCGCTACCAGACGGATGCAGTCAACGTAAAGTTCTTGGATGTCTCCCCGAACTGGCAGATTGGCAGCACACTAGTTGAGATAGCGGTCATAGCGAATGATGAGTTGGATGCTCTGACATGGGTACAGTCCGTCTATGCTCTTTTGTCATCGGCTTACTACACGCCGAAGCTGGATTATACCAATCCTGCTAACCCTGTGGCTACCGGAACGAACATCTACTGGGATGTAGATATTAAGTTTAGGACCGTGTTAACCAGCAACGATTTTTACTACGACTATCGCTGCTTGCTAACATTGCGTCACAAAATAGATTCTTAAGATTTAATTGGAGCAAACATAATGGCTATTGCAGTTAATGCTTATACAGGTGGACAGCCACTAGCTACATCTGGTTTGACTGGAACACAGATACTCAAGCTGATCCCGGCCCCGCGTGTATTTATGAAGTCTACACCGGATTCTATTACCGCTGCCGTGGTTCCGAGTATTAAAACCAACGGTAGTTTGACGCTTGCTGGTTGGACCGATTTGGGTATCGTTTCTGGCGCAGTGAAGGTTGGTTACGCTAAAAAGGCCAAAGAAGTTAAGACTGGTATCGACAATGTGCTCCGCGCCGCCTACGTCAATGATAAGACTGGCTCGATGGAGTTCACTCTGAGCCAGGTTGACGATATTGTGATGCAGAATATCACAGGTCTGACGGCTTCTCAGATTACCAGCAGTTCGATTTACACGTTCCATCTGGGTCAGGAAGACTTGGTACAGATGGCCGTTCTGTTGGTGGTTCAATCGAAGTTGGATCAGAAAGAATGGCAGTTCTATACTCCGCTGGCTTATGTTAATTTCTCATTTAACGAGACTGGCGATGCGATGGAATTGAAGTGTACGGCGCTGCTTCCGTTCTTCACTGTGACCGGGCAGACGAACCAAGACATTCTCACTGCTACCGTCTTCAAATAAAGCTGGACAAGTGTGTGCAGTGCTTTGGGTGTCAGGTACGTTGTATCTGGCACCCAATACCTACTCTGAAAGGATATACATGGAAGATAATAGCCCCATTGTTAGTGCTCCTGATTCTGACTCTCCTACCGTTGAAGTACCACCAATCACAAAAGAACAAATCGTTGCAGCGGTCACGAATGCGCCCGAACTGTCTCCAGATGAGTTTCAACTTGGAGACGGCACGTTTAAGGTTGTATTCCTTCCTTACAATGATTACGTTACGTTCCTTGGCTATCTGCAACCGTTTCTTTCCACTTTGATCGTCAAAAAAGCTGTTACTGAGAAGGTGTCTATTCCGGGGATTGACCTTGGGATTAGTGCCGACGCCAACACCCTCATCACGTTTTGTATTCGTAGTTTACCAGAGATGGTGCGCTTGATTGCAAAGCAGACGGTGCCCGACATTACTGTAGAAGAGATAAAACTTCGCGCCCAGAATCCTTTTGTTCTAGCTGGCATTGTTATGCAGCAAATCGCCAAGAACAACATGATTAGGGACTTTGCACTTTTTTTCAGACAGGTGACTCCGCTTTTGAAGGTTCTAAAGTAGAGGATAAAGGAAACCCTCTAGTTACTGTTGATGGTATCTGTCAGTGTTACGGATGGTCGTTGAAAGACGCCATGTGTCTGACGCTGCCGCAGATCATCATGTTGAACCATGCCTCTTGGGTTAACCAAGCGCGTTCGGAAGAACGGTTTAAGAAGAAACAAGAGGCTGAGAAGCACCAGACTCTACCGAATGATCCAGTTGTCTTTCGTGGTAAGCGTGTGAGTGAACTGGATTCGGATGAGTTCATGGCTTATTGGAGCGGCGGTCACAATCCTTTTACTTCCTAGAGCACATCATGTTCCAAGCTAACTTTCAGAAAGGACCGGATTCATTATTCGCTATTCTCAAACGGCGAACAAACGAGTGGAAAGGGGCAACGGTTGCTGCCCGGATCGTTGTCCCGCCTGATCTTATTTGGTGGTACTGGCAGGAATTCGGTACAGCTATTGGTGGGTCTAGTGGGCAGGTTGATTCCGCTGGTGGTGCCTCTGGGCATACCTACGAGATTCACCCCAAAGAAGCCTTAGCGTTGGCTTGGCCCCCCGGTATTGTGCGACGGATGGTGAAGGCACATCCCGGCGTACCATCCCATCACTTTGTCGCTAGGACATTGGACGATAATCTGAAGGTCGTGGCTGTGAAGATTTGGGCCACATTGATGCGTAGCCGGTTTAGTTTACAGGCCGTCCGTGATTCGTTACTCAATGAAGTTATGCCTGTAGCCAAAGCGAACATCGTTTCTATGATTGAGATTACCTTACCGGGTACTCGTAGCGATGGTAAGTTGCACGGCGGTAGCGCCGCCGATGATTTTGATTCTCG